ACCATCTGGATTGAAGAAGGCACCAAATGAGGCTCCGGCGTCACCACCGTAAACTTCACCGATCGTTTCGTTCAGACCTCTTGCACCTGTCTCTTCAACGGCCTTTGTTACAACGACCCATTGTGAAGAATTGTTAATTTTGGTTCGGTAATAGTTACTAGTTCCGTTTGAAAGTTTACCATCTGTTGCCTTGGAAACTGCTTCGTAGATTTCGAGTGGAGTATCCTTAGTTCCAGTGATTTTACCGTCAGCATCAAAGATTAGAACGTGAATTTCATCGTTGAAACCAGTTGTGATTCCTGTATTGTTCTGAGCTCTTTGTGACGTGTCTGGTGCTTCTCGGAAGTAAGCAGCCCATAGACCTGTCTTACCAACTGGTCCCCAATCTGCGAATGTACCACCGTCTGCACCACTCATTCCTTGTGCGGCACTATCCCAAACGGCAACACCGATTGAGTTACCTAGTTTACCGGGATATCGTGCAATGAATGTGCCTGAATTATAATCAGCACTTGCAATGGCTCCAGTATCAGAAACTATTTTATCAGTAAGCGGGAAGCATCCAGTTACTCCGCCTGATACACCATGACCGGCATTCAGTGATCCGTCGGATTCCCCTCGTACTACTTGAAGATTACTTCCGTATCGAAGGAAACTACCAGCAGTCCACCAGTATGCTGCGTTTTCATCATTAGGTTCACCATATAATGATCGTAGTTCATTTACAGAAGAAACCGTAGAAATTTCATTTGCAGGGCCCCATGAAAATAATCCAACAAAACCAGCTGGAGTTGTGGCAATAGTGGGGACGATTGCGGTTAAATCTAATTCTTTTACTTGTACGCCGGGGCTTACTTGAAAGGCCATTGTGCTCTCCTTTGTGAGAATATCTCAATATTGTCATGATATTTAGTAAAAATGAAATTTCAAAACCATATGTTGCCCTCGTTATCTACCTCGTATTGTTCATCTATTCCATTCTGAATAAATCCAAATGGCATAATATCTTCTTCGATATTTTTCATCTCGGTTTCATATAATTGTTTTCGTAGATCGATATCGAAATATTCTTGAAAGTATTTTTGTGTGGTCATCCATGCAAAAATAACGAGACACATTACCAAGTCATCATTGTGTCCGGCGTCCGCTTCGTAACTGGTCCTAGAAGATACAAAATTGATCAATTCTTCTAAAATATTATAATCATTCGTTATTAGTTTATCAGTTTCTATGAAACTCTTTAGAGTAGAACAACCAATTTTCTTCACTGGTTGGGTCATTTTCATACCATATGTTACTTGCTGACCGAAACCTTCACCGAGAATTTGACCGGCTCTACCTTTCATAGAAGTGGATAACATATTCTCATATTCTAAATCATTGCGAAGAATATCAGCTACTTGTCCACCGATATCATTCAATTCACATAATACCTGTGCTTCATTATATTCTTTGGCAGTTTGGTAAATTACATTTGGATATATCATAGGGGGCATTTCGTTGTTTCTAAACGTAGCAACAACTTCATATGGACTCTCAGTCGTATCTACCACGATGAATGCGTGGTAATCCTGCCCTAGACCTCTGGAGGTGTCCACAGTTATAAAGTACTGTCTGTCTTTCTCTGGTTTTTTATATACCTTGAGTCCTTCTTCTCTTTTCAATATCGGTGACTCGAATGTCATACACTTTAATTTTGCAGGAGAAATTAAGGTGTTCACTGAACCTAAGAATTCACATTCAAACTCGGTGCGAAATTGTTCCTCTGACGAGTTAGCAATGGTTTCCCTTTTCCACTTCTCATCTCTACCGGGAACCTGTGACCAATGAACCTCAATAGGAACATATGTGTTTTTACCGGGTTCACCCTCTTTCTTATTCGCACCTCTCCAGTATTTGTAAAATAGATTCATACCTCTAGGAGTGGAGACCATTAGAATTTTTGTATCTGTACCTGATGAAATTGTAGGATATACCGAACTGAAGAACTCATCAGCTACCTCATGTGGGACGTATGCAAATTCGTCAAGAAAGATCATATTAAAAGATCCACCACGAACCGCTGATGATGAGGTTGCAGACGCAATAATTCTAGAACCATTTTCTAATTCAATAGAACCCTTGTTCCACGATATTACACCCTGTTGTAACCACTTTGGTAAGTGTTCATATGCAAGTTGTAGACGAGACAACAATTCTCTTGCGGTTGCAAGCTTGTTAGCTAATACTGCCACGTTCATGTTATCATTAAACAAAACGTAGTGCAATATATACGCGATCATCGTTGTACTCTTTCCCGTCTGTCTCGGGAATTTGCAAATTACAAATCGGTTATTATGAACCGTCTGAATGACTTTTTCTTGAAAATCCCACAAGGCGAATGGAATCAATCCCTTATCAAGAGATACAATCTGAATGTAGTTCTTGATAAAGTAAATAGGATCCTGAGAACACTTGATGTATTCTTTGATCTCTTCTTGTGCGAATTGTTGTTCAACTCCGGCAGCTTTTAATAAAGGGTTGCCTAAGTAATGACTAGTCTCGGACCTCGGCATTTTTCTCCTCCAGCATCATATTTTCTTTCTGTTCTTTCAAGAACATTTGAAGTTCTTTAGTTGAACCAACGAATAGAGAATTGTTTGTGGTATTATTGACTGTTGTAGTTTCTTTTCTGATGTCCTTCAATTTCTTATGAATCTCCAAGAGATCCTTGTTGGCATCTGCAACGGTCTTGATCATCTGAGCTGCGACTTCGTATGCTCTTGGACTTTCCGTTTCTGATGCAACCTGAAGAATACCATCGATGGCTTCACTGCCTCGATCTATAATATCTTTCAGAGATTTTCGAACTTCGTGGAAATCTATATCTACTTTTTGATTATCGACTTGTTTTGGCCTACTTGGTTCTATAATTTCAACATCAACTACCACAGGTTCTATCTCAAATACCTCATTGAGATTTTTATCTACACGATCTTCACTCATACGGTTTCTCCTCCACTATCGATCACATCACCAGTTCCAGATCCAGCTGGATTATTAAATTGATATTCCGTTTTCATAAACGTGTATGGCGGTATGGCATTTGGATCTTCTTGTGAACCGTCAATGAATATTCCAGTTCCGCCTGATATTCCAATATCAATTCTACTTACTGCTCCAGTTGCACCGCAAAGTCCTGCGACCTGGCCAGAAGTCAAACCATCTCCAAGATCATACAGAGTAGCCTGTGTGTATATAATTGTCTTGTCTCTTCTAACTGGTCCATAAAGATAACTCTTTACGTTGAACGTCAGTGTCCAATTTAGTAATCTTCTTGTTTCCATCTCACCGAGGAAATCATAATCTAGGTTTACACCTTCTAGAATAATCGGTAAGTCAATCTTAGTATTCATGTCACTTGTACCACCAGCCTTTTGGAATGTGACATTAAATTCTGGTGTGAAATATGGAACAACCTGTTCAACGATTTGTAATCCGTCTTCAAAGGTAGAGGCATAAACAGCCAATTCAAATCCTAAGTTGTATGGTACTTCAGAGTATTGATACGATAGATTTCCTTGAGTTCCAGATGTATCTTTAATACGCCGGCGGTGAATCGTATTTCGTTTTCGAGTTGCGTCGTAGTTCATTGATGTCATATTGAAAGACATTCTGGGTAGAGTCATCTGAACGTGCGTATTTGGATACTCATCATCATTCAAACGACTATCTTCTTTCAGACGTTGAATATACTTTTCTCTAGCGGCATAGGCAAGTGGAACCTGAATACTTATTCTTTCAGTACCATCTGCATTTAATTTTTGAACTTTGATATCATCGAACAACGTACCGAATGCAACAACGGTGTTTCTTATAGTCTCGTGATAGAAATGTGATTGAAACATCAGTAGTTACCCTCCGAGAACGGATCATTCTCCGAGAAGTCCAGAATGGAATCACCCTCAGTTTTGATATTAGAATTTATACCGTATCCGTCCTGTGGAATAATATCACCAGAGGCACCCGTGACACCATCAATGGCATCTTCGAGTCCGTCAACTGCGGACCAACCAGTGTCCAGTTTTTCGTGTGAGTAACGGAAGAGTTCACATGATAATCTATATGTGTACAGTTTACCTAACTGATAGAAAGGATTTTCATGTTGTACGAATTTTATCTCAAAGATGTATCGAGACATTGGAAAGTAAATCAAATCACCTTCTTGTGGGTGAATCTGAGTAGAACCAGAACCAACAAAATTATCTCGGAACACTCTCTTTGCAACTACAAGATCAACTGAGTCTTGAATTTCAAAACCAAACTGAGTTATCTGATCTCCACCACCAAATCCATCTATCGAATCAATATACATTTCCATTTGCATACCGTCTGAGAAGATAGAGGCATTATCTTCACCGAAGATAGTGTCTTCTCGTACAAGAGTTCGTGGAAGATAGACCATATCTCGACCATACATTCGGATGGTTTCGACGGTAAGATCTTCTAGAACACTTGAAGAAGTGTTTGGTTTTTTGTTGAAGAACGGATTAGTTCCCATTTATCATCCCGTCATAAAATCTGGTGGAAGTTCATACTTGAGAGACATCTCGTCTTCGAGCCTTCGAATTTCTTCTTGTGCATCCTGAAACATTTGTTGTCCGTTGAACTGCACGCCACCGGGCAACTGCATTCCCTCAAACTTAGAGAGATTGGAACCCCACTGTCTTTTGATGAGGGCAGCGGAATATTCTTTCAAGAAACGATTATTATAAAGTTCTTTGTAAGTCTCACCATCAACGGCAACATAACACTCAAACATAAGGTAATCGCCCACATTGACTGATTCTGTCCAGTCCATATCGAGGAATAATTTATTGGTTACTCGATTAAAACGAATCTTCTTTTCTGGTGTGAGGTAGTCTGAGATCATTTGCATGTGTCTCATTGCTTGATCATAATATTGAATTGTACCACCGTTACGAAGACCATAGAAGTCATTGAATGCCATTTGATACTTGACACCCATGAAGTTTCCTGCGGCACCACTTCCAAATTGAAAGGCACGGACAACAGAAACTACACTTGGATCTACTTGATCCATGTCTAAGTATCCGTTCGTGATATCATCGGCTACAATTTGGTGTTTGAGATACCGAGTTTCCACTCCATCAAAGTGATACTCTGTGAAGTGTTCGATCGCATCATCAATTCTATCTTCTACTTGTTGATCATCTACATTGATTTCAACAACAGGATAACCTAGCTTTCGCAAGCAGTATTCTTTGAGTTCTTCTCTTGATGTTACGCTCATCCATGCACCTCCGTTATACTATGTATTTATAAAATGAAAGCACGGATAATATCAACCAGTAAAAACCTTTGTAGCCGGGGTGGAACCTGCAAAGTCTCCACAAGAAACAGCATCTTTGAGTCGGTGAATTGGTTTTCCGTTGACCATAACTTTGTTAAATCCCGCAGCTGCAGATCCTATAGGATGTGAATTATCTCCACAACTATGAACACCTGACGCATATGGGTCATCTTGTCTGGCGACACCTTTGCCGCTTATAAAAACATTGTTAGAACCAGTGAGAAAAGGCAAAGAAAAATAACAATGACCCAGACTCATTCCACCGTTTACCATTATATTAGACATAGATTATGGTCCCGTATAGACTGGATATCCACCATCACCGGAACAACCGAATGTTCCTGTGTAGTGAACTAAGTGATTCTTCGCTGATCCGGAAGCATTACCGAACCACTTCTTGTGGAGACTTTCTTGTGCATTTACAAAGATTGAGATGCTGGCATTTATTCCATTGTCGGGTGTTGAAGGTTCACCGCCGAAGGACACGAGTGATCCGATCGGAGCTCCAATACCCATCGTAACGGCTCCGGTACAACCTACAATTTCAGAACCATAGTATTCTGCACTTACTCCCAGTGGAACATTTAATCCAAATCCAAAGTAGTATGTTACACCAGTAGGAGAACTGCCACCACTTCCGAAGATTCTCATCCACCCTTCCGCAGTTGAACCCGTAGCACCATCCGTAGTTAATCCCAAAGGATTCATGCCCGCGGCCGCGCCATTGGAGTTGGGTACTCCCCCGATACTTCCGTGATTTGGAATAGGCATAAATTCTGGACATGTTCCATCTGGACACTGTGGTGATGTAAATGTATATCCGTCAGTACCCGAACTATAAGTTGCGCCGAACATTGCATAGAACCAAGAAGGACCATCACCCGGTTGACTAGTCCAGTCACCATTCGCGGAGTAGGGGTCGGTCGGGTTCGTATTGTCCCGGAGACTATTAACTCTACCATCCCAATAAATTTCGCATGTTGTCCCCGTTTGTTGTTCTGCTTCTGGTGGTGTAAGTGGTCTAAGTGTATCAAAGCTCGATGCAGAACTTGTAACGGAGATTGCAATTCTTGGCGCACTTGCCTGTTCGGCATTCTGAGCGCGAATCGTAATACCTGCGTCAGTGTCTACTGATTCGTCGATTGGATGAAGTCCAATACTTCCAGATAGGAATTGACTAGTTCCATTGTCACCAAATCGTCCAGATGCAGAA